ACTTATGTAATCATCTATAAGAATGGTGAACTATGGAATCTATATAATCGTATCAGATATAAGAATAATAACTTTGAAATCCCTATTACTAATAAGGAAATCTCTGCTATCACTGACTATGATGAATTTGAATTCACATACTTCACTGGAGTAAACAATAACTATTTGAAAGTAGAATGTACCGAAGATAATAATACTATCGAAAACACTACTATCAAATATGATGATCTAATGGTATTTGCTAACTATACTGAAGATCAAATCTATAAAGAACTTCCATTCAATAAACGTACTATCTATGACGTTAAGTATACTTTAGATAAAGATCATAAAACTGTTACATTCACTAACCCAGCTTATTATGGTAAGACTATTTATATGGCTGCTAAGAATCAGTTTAAGTATCAGCATTTTAATATTACTAAACCTACAGTACGTTACTTCTTTGGTAGAGACTTTATTCCTTGCTTGAATAAAGATAGATTTGCTGTATTTCATAATGGTCGTCTCTTAAGTAAGGATATGTATAGAGTTATTGTCCCTGAAGTGGAAAATACCGCTACTGAAGTATGTGTTCATGTACGTCGTGTAGCTCAAAAGGGTGATACAGTAGATATATTCTATTTGCCTTATGATTTTAACTATACTGATATTGGTAAAACAAACAGAGTTGATGTTGTTACAGTTAGAGCAACTGTAGATCAACAGCCAGTGTTTGCTATTCCATTCCCATCTAAGTCTTCTTTATTAAATAAAAACAGCTTCCTATTATTACGTGGCTCTGTATTGGTAGACCAATCTAGATATAATGTAATTGGACGTACCGTTGTATTTAATGATCCTAAAGACTATATAGCATATGGACGTGAAGTTACTTTCGTATTCTTATATAGTGAGAATATTGAATCTAATCCATATGGTGGTGTAGAAGAAGATGATGTATTAAATATCGATCCTCAATTTGTTATAGCAAATAAAGATAATCAATTAACTTTTGATATTCCTTATCCTGAGGGATTTGATGGATTCTTCTTCCTAACATATCGTGGTATCTATGTAAATCCTAAACGATATGAAATCATGGAAGGTACTAAACAAATTAAGTTCTTTGACCAAGATACTGGTATTGATGCTGGTACTGCGTTAATCTTTGTATTCATTTATCCTGAGCAAAAGAATAAAGTTGGTACTTCTGCAGTGTCTGTACGTGCTACTATTGATAATCAACTTAAGTTTAGTATTCCATTACCTTATGCTAAATACTTTGATGATCAAAATAGCTTCTTCTTAATTAGAAACGGTGTATTCTTAAATGAAGCAGAGTATTATATTGATACTAAAGCAAATACAGTTGACTTACTTACTACTAATGGCTTAGACATTGGTCAAGAATTAGTATTCAACTTTATTACTGGTAGAAATGTATCTGTTAAAACAGCTATAGAAGAAGTTCGTGCTGAGCAAGATGGACAACTTGTATTCAAATTACCTAAAGTTTTCCATGACTTTGATAAAAAGATTGGTAAATTCTTCTGTGTAATTGGTGATACATATATTGATAACCGTCGCTTTGAAGTAGTTGGTAATGATTTACGATTCTTAAATCGTGAAGACGCTGTTCTTGAAGGACGTACAGTTACATTTATCTTTGTATATACTGAAGATATTGATTCTGAAACAGCAACTATTGGTGGTGTAGTTAATACTTCTAAATATACTAAGTTCATTACTGAATCTGTAAAGTGTAAAGAAGATGGTCAACGTACATTTACTATCCCATGGGAAGATTCCATGATGATGGATAAGAAGATTATCGTTACCGTTGGTAGTACATTCATCAGAGAATCTCAATATACTATTTCTAAAACATTGAATACATTGACATTCATTGATGATGGTGTTATTACAACAACTGATCGTGAAGTTACATTTACTCTAGCTGATTCTGATTATACAGTAATTGCTAAAGAAGTTATCGATGTTGATGCGGTAGTAGATGGTCAAACTGAATTTGATATTCCATTACCATTTGAAAACTATCTTAAACTTGGTAACTCTTTAATGGTATTTGCTAATCAAACATTTATTGATGCATCTCGTTATGTATTAGATAAAGATTTGAATAAGATCACATTAAGAAACTATAACGATGCATTGAATGCTGGTCAAACTTTATCATTCTTATACTTCTATATTGCTAACCAAAGCAATAGAAGCTTAGAACGTGAAGATGTACAACATCCAATGATTAATGAACGTGGTTACTTATATTTGAATAGAAATGACTTAGAGCACCTATTGAATAATAAACTCTACTTCATGTTTATCAATGGTAAGAAGATCAATAAAGATAATATTATGAATGTGGCTAATAATATCATTCGATTAAAGAATGATGTTCAAACACGATTCAATACATTAATCTTAGACTATACCCCATCTATTCCAGAGTTAGCTAAGTATAAAGATATAAACTCTGATTATGATATCATTATGAATCAAATCTCTAATGAAGATATCAATAAGCTTTTCAATATTCATAATAACGTAACTGATCTTGAAAAGTATATCGTTCCAGATACTTCACAAGAAGCTATTATTAATGATATCATTAGAACTCATTACACATCTAATGGAGTCAATAAAGGATTACCATTTGTATATACCTATGACACAAGTACGTTTAAGAATAGATCTATCTATAGCTTAGCTACTACAGTTAATAAGTATATTGCTCCTGGGAAATATACTTTTACTTGCCCGGATGATGTAACTATGCTTGAAATTAAGTCTATTGCATCTGCTAGTAGAATTAGACCTATCAATAGAACTATTGATACAATTGGTTATCTACGAGATAAAGACTTTGAATTCGGTGAAGTAAGTTATATCTTACCATCTGATGTATCTAATTATATTGATACAGTTATTGGTAAGAAAGATCTTAATATCATGAGTCAACCTCTATATAAAGAGGTAGTTGGTAATTTACCTGAAGTAAACGATTTCATTCCTGCAATGAAACCTTTACGTAAGACTGAATCTAAAACCACACTAGGTAGACTTTCTAGATACTTCTATCAAAAAGAAATAATTAGAAATGTTAAAGTACATCCTGGGTTAAAGTATAAAATTACAGTTCCAACTGGTGGATTTGTACATATTGCTTATGATGTTGCTGATACTGATATTAGTCAATATCATTTAAAATATCGTATTGATTTCGACTCTGATCGTGATAATACTCCAATCTTCTATAAAGGTGATACATTAACTAAGCCTGATACATTTGTAAATAGCTTAGAAGAAATCTATAGTGATGACTTCAATTTACAATATAATCAAAGCTTTAATAAACCAGGTGAAGAATACTGGATCTGTCCAGATAATGTAGGTGAAATCATTCTTACGTTATGTAGTGGTTACTCTAAGATGATTACTGTAGAGGATATTGAAAGATATCCAGCTGCATTCCAATTCTGTGGTTATGGTAGCACTGATTTCTCTATTGCTCCAGTACCAGCTATTGGTAATATGGAATTCATTGAATTAAATAGCTTCTATGATAGAGTCACTAATGAATATGATTCTAAGATTCTTAATACTATTGAAGATGGTCATGAAATCCATTATAGTAGTAATAATACTCTATATGGTTGCGGTATATCTGAAATAGGATTTGTTGAACGTGATGATGAAGATGCTATTAATTCAAGTAAAGCACCTGAAAATCGTAATCGTATTAACTTGATGCTTATTAATGGTGTAAGAACTTCTAGATCTGATAGTTCTATTTCTCGTGAAGTTACTTCATATATTAAAGTAGAACCTGGTAAGACTTATACAATTAGAGTTGGTAAAAATAATATTAAAACTGATATGGTATTAAGTAGACCAGAGACTGAGTTTGGTGGTGTACTAGGTATTAGTTATCACAATAAAGTATTATTAACTAACGTTGATACTAATGTATACTTATCTAATGCTTTAGATGCTACTCATATTAATAATCCTGATATTGATTATAGTGGATTAAATACTGAAATGACTGAAGATCAACTTGCAGGTGATCCAGGTATATCTCATGTGGTTTCTGATGAAGAAGCTATTGAAGAAAGAGATAAACCTGTATTTGTTAAAGAATTACCTAAGATTGCAGTTGATGAAAATGATACTGATGAATTATTCCAAACGAATATATTCGATGCTTCTAATGTAATCAGAGAATAATATAAGCGGATAGGGGTGTCAAAATCCCTATCCGCTTATATTTTGAACATTAATGTAATTAAAATACATATTCGCAAGGAGGTATAATATGGCTACTTCTAACTATAAAGGAACCAGAGTTCCTCTTATAGCATTAGATTATAATTCTCGCTTCCTGGCTGAGAAAAAAGAAATCTTATTTGATTATAAGACAGGCAAACTCTATGTAGTTTCTGCTGAAGATAAATCTATTATATTTGATATAACTAGAAATATTCTTAAAGAAGTTGAAAAGAATGTAGACTTATCTAACTATACTTTCAACGTAGAAGGCGTTGGTATTGTAAGCTTAGATGGTTATATTCAACAACTCTCTAAGTATAATCTAACAACAGTAGATGAACCAGTTAAACGATATCGTGTACCACAAATTACATTCGATAATGATTCTATTGTCGATTATGGTGGTACTATCGAAATCAATGGTTTCAGTCATGCTAATAATAATACATACCCAGTTAAAGATGGTAATGTAGTTAAATGGGTACCACGTACAGATACTGATATTGTAGATCGTGTACGTCACTTAGAAGAAACTGCACCACCTGATGCGGCTAAGTTTAAGAAACTTCAAGATGATGTAGCTGCAGTTAAATTTACTGCCGATCAATATGCTAATCTTCCAGCTATTCGTACTGACTTAGATGCTGCTAGTCATAGATTAGATGAATTGAATACTCTAATTGAAACTACTACTGATACAATCAATGGTAAAATTACTGGTGTTAAAAATAATGCAGACTTAGAGCTTAATAAATTAAGCAATAAGATTACTGTATTAGAAGCTCGTGAAGATTATGGTCCAAGAGTAAATACTCTTGAAAATAAAGTTACTTCTCTTCAAGCATTAGGAGATGTAAACTCTAAAGTATTAGCTTTACAACAACGTGTAGTTAATTTAGAGCAAGGCGAAGACTATGGTAGTGAAATAAATGCATTGAGCGTTAAAGTAAATGCATTATCTGATTCTACTGATACTAAGATTAATACTATTAATCAAGAGATTAGTGCTATTAAAACATATGATAATGAAAATACTCAAATTCGTAGTGGTATCTTAACTCGCTTAGATGCTCTAGATGCTTTAAATATTAGCTCTACACTGACTGATTTAAAAACACGTACTACTACATTAGAAGCAATCCCTAATGTAACTAGTAATGTAACTAATCTAGAATCTATTACTAATACATTGACTAATAGTTATTCTCAGCTTAATACTAAAGTAACTGGTTTACTTAATGCTGAAGATCCAATGCCACGTATTAGAGCTCTTGAAGGTATTAATACTACAAAGAATAACTTACCACAAGAAGCTAAGATTAATTTACCTGGTGGTTCAAATACAGTAATTCGTCCAGATAGAGTTTATAGCTTTACACTAGATAGTGCTAATCCAACTTTCACTATCGTTGGTTTAGAAAAATCTACAGCTGAAATCATTCTTATTCTAGATCCTCAAAATATCAATACTGAAGCATTTGATCTTCATATTACTAGAGCTGATGGTGTAGAAGTTAAGATTCCTAGACGTATTATTCCTAGTAAGAATAAAGAACTTCAATTGGTTCGTCTTGTAACTTACGATCGTGGTGTAAACTGGTTCTATTCTGTATCTGCTGGTTTCATTGGTAAAGATCTTGCAATTGATAATACTATTTAATAAAGGGAGTTACACATGGCAACGTTAAAATATTTGGCTACTGAACGAGCACATCTCTCTCAAGTGCCAATTACCGAAGGTCAGTTTATAGCTACAACTGATACTAATGAAGTATTCTATGATGTAGCTGTTGACATTCGATTTAAAACTAATAAACTTACATTAGTAGATACTGATGCTGAACGTTATAGATTATCTAATAATGATCAAGTAAGTACTGATGTAATTTACTATATAAAAGAGTCTGAATTATTCTATATTTGGACTGGTGCCTGGAAGAATGTAGTTGCTACTACAGAAATTACTAAATTCCTAGGTGACTATAAAAATATCACTCCAACTACTTTAGTTAAAGGTGAAGAACGATTTGCTCCATTAACTATTGCTTCTCAAGTATTCACTGATGATGGTGAAACTGTAGAAGCTAAAGTTAGACAAATCTCTCATATTGCTTCTGCTTTTGATTCTATTGTAGTTACTAAAAAAGGTAAAACATTTGATATCCCAGTACCATTTGAAAGATACTTTGATCAACCTAATATGCTCTTAGTATATATTGGTACTCTTCAAATCTATCCTAACCGTTATTCTATTGAAGGTAATAAGATTACTTTCCAAGAAGAAGTAGAAGCTGGTCGTACTATTAACTTCTACTTTGTTTATAATGCTCATGCTCCTAAGCTTGAGACTATGAACTATATTGATGGTGCATATATCAATAAAGGTACAGTTCCTATTGATAGAATGCAAAAGTATTCTCATAGTTATACTACTAATGATGCTACATCTGTAGCTTCTAGTGCAGCCGTTAAAGGTCTATATGACAAAATGAATGCACTATTAGATCGTGGCGGTATTATCACTAAATGTGTAACTAAAGATGACAATACTACAATGAATACATCATTACCTAATGAATATAAACTTCTTGATGGTAATGTAATTAGTGTTAGATTCCATGCTAATGTAGGCAATCATGCTACACTAAGAGTTGATGGTAAGAATATTCCTATCTTTATTGGATATGATCCAGTTAAAACTGGTGATATTCATGCTGGTGATGAATTATATCTCCAATATGATTATCTTACAGAACGTTTCTATGTAACTAATGGGTTACCATATCTTATTGATAGCACTACATACTCATATGCTGTTGTAGCTGATGGTGAAAATACATTCACATTTAATGCACTTAACTATGATCCTGGGGTGGATAGACTAGAAGTATTCCATAATGGTGTACGTCTAATCCAAGGTAAGAACTTCTCATTCAATTCCGAAAGTAAATCTATCTCTTTAGTTGGATATACAGCTGATGCTGGTGATATACTTGAAATGGTTGTATATAAAGTGGCTCGTTCTCGTGCAACTAATAACACTCAAGTTACAGTAGTTCGTCCAGACTTTGAAGAGCTTGCTCGTTCTCTCGGTGAAGCATTAGATGAATTCAAAAAGAAAACTAATGAAATGAATTCTAGAGCTTTAGATGTTATTTTCCCTAGATATGGTGATAATAATGATTCTGGTGATAGAGGGGATTGCACAATTGTAGGTATTGACAAAGCTCATTGGTTTATGATCGATTGCTTTGCTGATTCTGTATCATCTGTATCTTCTATTAAACGTTGCTTACAAGAAAATCATATTGATAAATTAGACTTCTTATTGATTACTCATTTTCATCAAGATCATATTGGTAACTTTGAGGAATTGATTAGATCTAACTTAGTTAAGAAAGTATACGTACCAGATGCAGCTAAGACTAATACTACAAGTGGTACTAATGGTATGGATACAACTACTATTAATGGTATCAATGTAAGACTTAAAGCTGTAGCTGATAGAGCCACAATTCCATATGAAATTGCCCCTAACGGAAAAGTAGATTTCAATGGAGCGGAGTTGACTTTCTATAATAACTCAGATGATGATTATACTTATTATAATACTGGTGCTAAGCATGCCAATAATTATAATAACTTATCAATCGCATTAATGGTTAAACACATTGGTCGTACATTTATCTCTGAAGGTGATTGCTTAACTGAAGCAATGCTTCATAATGTAGATAATGTACCAGCTAATGTAGACTTACTTAAAGCTCATAATCATGGCTTAACTAATATGCCATTAGCTTATAAGAAAGTATCACCTAAAGATGCAGTTATTTTAGCTAGTAGAACAGAATTACGTAAAGGTACTCAATTCAATTATCAATCTACATTGTTTGATATGGGTACTAATGTATATAATCTATCTAGTCAACCAGAGGATATTCATATTACTTACTTAGCAGATAATGGTCAAGTATCCTATAATACTAACTTGCGTAGATTATATCCTAATATGGTAGATACTGCTAATAAAGTATACGTAGATGCTTCATACTCTGATAGAATTAAAACTGGTGATGCTGCTACTCCATTCATTAACTTGAATGAATTAGTTCGTTATCTTCACTCTTTAAATACATCTGATGTGGTTAATGTAATTATTAAACCTGGTGATTATACTACTCCAGCTAACTGTAATGTAGCTGCTCAAGTATTAGAGTTTAATAATATTAAACCTGAAGTAGTTATTACTTCATGGAATGGTTCTGTATCCTTCCCATATACTTTAGTTAAGAATTCTAATATTACATTTGATAGTATTATATTCAAATCTCCAAGTACAGTAGATCTTAACTTGGATAGAAATATGTATAATGTCAAATACTTGAATTCTACTGGTACTATTAGAAGAAGTACATTAAATCTTGATAGTGCTACAGTTAAAGCTGAATTAGCATCTAATCCAACTACTATTGATTTCAGTAATGTGCTTGCAGATTCTTCTAATATCACATTACAAAGTAATACATACTCTAATGATGGTAAGTTTGCTATTAAATCTTCTAATAGTGCAAATGTAATCATTACTGGTAATACTAATCTTATTACTAATAGTACTGGTACAGTATACTGTATTGACTCTGGTAATATCATAGTTAATGGCACTATGCCATTGAATACATCCAATACATTACGTAAAGGTGGTCAATTACGATTTGCTGATATCAATGGTGCCACTACGATATCTAATACCTCTAGAGGTGTAGTTGTAGAAACTTCTGTTAATAATAGATTTGGTGGTCCACAGTATTACGTATCTGATGGTAATGGCGACTTCACATCTATGGATCATTTTAATATTCATGGTAATACTAATATGACTCCTAAGTTTGCTGGTCAATTTGGATATGATCCAAGAAGTAAAAAAATTAAGTTTGCTGTAGCTAACTCTAATGTAAGTGATTGGGTTGAATTAGCTAATGCTGATACATTATCTGCAGCTAAGAATGATTTAACTAATCTAATCAATACTACAAAGAGTACATTGAATCAAGCTATTAATACTAACTTGACTAATACCACATCTAATATTAATACAGTTAAGCAAGAATTAACTGATCTTATTATTACAACGACTAATACTCTAAAGAGTAATATGGAAGCTGCATTTGCTAATATTAATACTAGTATTAGA